GTTCATTTATACACTGCCTTGCGCCGTGCAGTCTCTAGACCATTTGTTTGGTACGGTTCGCTTACACGAAAGGATATCACGTGAAGATAATTCTCATACTCCGATGCAGGGCTGTAATTAAACAGCATTTCTGCTTTGACAGAGTGTAACACATTTCAGTTGCACCGAGGTGCCTGGAATTAGAATATTTCCAGTTACTTATTGTCACGTCAGGACTCTCACCCGCAAGCTATCTTGAATTCTCATTCAAAATTAGCCTGGTATACATTATCTTACATTTATCCAATCTATGCTATCCCTATTAAGGGACCGTTTTGGGCAAGATTCTTGAAATTCAAATAATTCAAGAAAACATGTCTAAACCCGATCGATTATCGATATTTACAGTGTGTCTTCCTTTTCAGGGGATCATCAACACAATTAAACACCGAGGCAGTTTAACGTCCTACCCAGGACCAGAATGCACTAAAGAAAATAGTGTTGAGTGACTGTATCATTCTCAAAATCCATGAAAGCTTCACGTTCAAAGAAGCCCGCCTCTTGGTCATATTTAATATAATCAATAGGTTTCATGTTCTGAACAATTGGAGCAACAACTTCAACAACCATACGACACTGAAAATAATCTTTCATATTCTCAGTCTTCATTGGTTTCAGTCTAGAATTTTTACAAATTTTCGACATAAAGAAGTCATCACTCGTTGAAGGATCCTTACCTGAAATGAATAGATTTGCAAGATTTAATCTTGCTACCCATCCATCTAAGATAGACTCTTCTTCAAATTGCTCATACATTTTGGGGACATAGTCACCATAAACTATTTTCGTACTAAAGAAATCTGGGGAAAACTTAAGTTTATCCTTATGAGAAATCATATTCTTTCTGAATAATACCAATTTTGGATCAGCAACAAACATTGATGCTACCCTACGTTGGTCTCTAGAAAATCTATGATTCTCTGGCATCATTGAAACATCAAGACCGTACCCTCCCAAATGAACGGGGAGATACCAGTTTGGTTCAAACCACGTTTTTCTCTCTCGAGAGAAACGTTTCATTGCACCGGGAACTGCTCTTGATGTCCAAGGACACAGAGAAACCATCTCATTAAGTGACTTACCGATTTCCGTAGGCTTAGCCTGGGACTCACCAGTTTTCACATTAGTACCTTTTATTAAACGAAGGTTTAAATAGCCTTTTCTGACCATCACACCTTTCCTCCTGATAAAAACTTGTGAATTGATTTGACAAAAATCACTACTCACGTAGTTCTTTCCAATAGAGATCTGAAATCCAAAATCAGATGAAGTACTTTTAAAGTCATCAATCAATGATTGAGGTCCCTTAAAAAGTATATCATCCCCATTTATTATTACATTATGATATAATAAATGGTACATTTGGACACGATTTTCTCTATCTTGAACCATCCATCTGTATAAAGTTAAGCGGTAAACCGCTAAGTTTATTACACAGAGGAGTGGGAATGACAAAGGATTACCCATTAACTGGCCTTCAAGCTGGCTAACGGTAGTACCTCCTTTGTAAGGATCGAACTTATCAGGTCCATCAGGGTATATGATTCTTCCACTTCCAAGTGAAGCAATCATTGCCTGATAAAGGGGATGTTTCTCAAATGCTGATAAAGCACTTAGAGAGGCATCTTTTAATAAAAGATCAGTAGCATTCTTATAATCACCTGAACACCACAACAAATCTGGAGCTTTCGCATCCAGTGCACGCACTCGTGCCAATAAATCTGACTCTAACATCGTTGAATATCGACATTTCTTCCATGATGATAACATCTGTCCTTGTGGTATTCGAAGAGCTGTACATAGATACCCATCCATAAAACCGATGGGCCTAATCTTACCAGGCTCGAAAACACCACACCACTTGACATCCATCAT